CACCACTCCACACAGTCGATAGGTACTGTGCGACTACGCGTTCTGTTCGGAAGCCTCTGTGTTTTCTATGCTGGGTTGCCACTAGCAACACCCATGATGTATCCACCCCATGCAGCTAATACTGCTATTGCTAGGTATAGGAAATGAATCAGATCTTGCTTACCCATTGACTGCTTTACACTTTCTGCATTGCCATGCGCCTACAATTGGCTGATCGTCCTTGAACTTGATCTCTGCAACAATGTCATGAGCTTCTGTTGGCTCATTACACAGCTGACAATTGATTGTGTCATACAATGGCACATCCTCGATGTTAGTCCACTCGCCTGTTGTCTCGTTGTAAAACTCTACATAACCCATGTTATGCCCACGCTTTCTGTGGCTCGAACTTTCCTGTTGATGATAATGAGTACCAGACAGTAGGACACTTTGGTTCGCCACCCTGGTGATTGACTACAGAGCAGAAATAACCGCCCCAAGCCTTATTGTTCTTTGTGCCCTCACGCCATGTCATATGACCATGCTTGCACGATGGTGCTTCTTGTGCTTCACCTGTTCCCATTACAGCTGCGATGTTCTCAATAGCCTTTTCAAGGGTTACTGGAGCATCGACTACTTTGTTGTACTGACCAACAGGCGTTGTCCAATAATCCTGATCGTCTTGTACAACATCTTGTACCGGTGGCTTAACTGGCTTAGAAGCTACGACCTTGGTCATTTCCTCTCGGCTTGGGCGCTTTCCCTTAGCAGCATAACCCGCATTTGCAAGCGCTCTGCCAATTGCCGAAGTCTCGCAATTCTCCAGTGCAGAAGTTGCATTAACACCTCGGTCAGTAATCTTCTCCTCAGCGTACCCAGTTGCCCATGCGATAGTTGCTCCAATACCTTTGTAGAGATACGCCTTAACAATGTATCGATCTTTCTCGACAACTTCCAGCTCAGTTGCAATACGAAAATCTGGATAGTCCTTAATAAACCTTTCAAGTCGCACCTCAACTGTCTCGTAATCGGCTAGATTAAACATATAAATCGTTCTCCTCTGTGGCTAGTTGCCCTGCGAGTGCGCCGTAGCTGCATAGATCGACCCAGTTGTCGATGTGCTGGGCTGATTGATTAGTCCTTGCAAGTTTAACAAGCACCATGATCCCTGCGACTTGATAGTCATGTATCGGTGTCTGTAGATATGCTGAGATGAGCATTGCTGTGTGTTGCAAGTTATCTTGAGGGTGACCATATGAAAGCCCACGCTCGCGGATAGTGTCCGTTGCTGATAAGAGGATCTCATTAGCGCGCATCTGTTGTCACTCGCTGAAATGATTTAGCAACCACTAGACCCTCACGCTTGCCCTCGTTAAAACCCTTAGCCCATCCGACCAAGTACCAAAGTGCATTAAGCTGCTAGAAGCAATACGATGATTGGCATCTCAAAGCTCATTGTTTTTCCTAACTGTATCCAGTGCCTCGACTTGCTTACAGAGTTAGTGTGACATAAATGTCAGACGAATCGCGTATATTTAGGTAACGAATTGATAACGATCTAGGCGTATAACTTGCCGTAAAGCGTGAAAGATCCATCCTTGTTGATGGGAACTAGCATAGGGCTCACATGGTTTCCATGGGTTTCTATGACTGCCACAGACATCTGCCAATTAGCACTGCCAGCCTTGAGATAAGAGGCTTTCTTCTTATCCATGACATTTCCTGCCTCTACGCCCCATAAAGTCCTGTATTGGCTTCCTATGCCCTCTGTGAAGGCACTAATGCCCGCCCTGTGAGTGTGTCCACAGACTACAGACTTGCCAAACTTTTTAGCAAGCCCAAGAGCTGTGAGTCCAGCATTGGAGTTCATTGATCCTTCATCGCCATGGACTAAGACCCAGCCTCTGTGGAACTCGAAGGGCTTTTTGTGAAAGCGTATCCCCAGCTCATTGAAGCCCATAAAGTTGGAGTAGTCGAGTTCTGGAAGTCCGATGAGGCTAGGAGCTCCTCTAACGAGAGTGTGGTATAGACGATCGGTATGGTTGGATCTAGTGATGTCAGTCGTTCCGAGATCCCAGAGGATGTTTTGAGCCAGACTTCTGTCTGCATCTAACTGCCCCTCGTATTCTAGGTGTGTGCCTTTAGCCCACTTTGACTGGCTCTGCATATCGAGCTCATCACCTGTGTTGAGAACTAAGTCGAACTTCTCGCGCTTTACTAACTTGATAAGATTCTTAACTGCTTGCTCATGATGATAGGGAATCTGTAGATCCGAGATCACCAAGTATCTGCGTTTAGTCATCGTCCTCATCTTCATAATCGCTGAGCTTCTCTGGCTCAACTGGATCAGGCAAGATCCAACGCGGATAAGATGGGACATCTGTAATCATGAATAAAGTGATGCCCTCAGAGAATCCCGCTTTGCGTAAAGACTTGTAATACTCATGCAATCCAATGCAGTAAGCATCGAGCTTTGAGTAGCCTTGCTCCTCTAGAGCCTTTGTCTCTTTTCGTGCCATGGCAAAATTATCGCTCTAGAAGTATGTTATAGATTTCATCGACACGCTGATTGAGTCGCTTGATCTCAGATAACAGATGAGTGATTACATAACCTGCAAGCCCACCGATTACTCCAAGCGTTGCTAGGTAGAATGTGAAGAAGTCCGATTGTGTCACTTTTTAGGGCTCGCATATCCGAATACACCAGATAGCACAGCCCAGAGGATTGCGCGGTAGTCAAGGTCAAAGTTGCTAGAAGCCCAAGCAGCTAGGAATGCTCCAGCAGCAAGGATTACAGGGTTCTTCATGTTTTTCATCATTCTCCGCCTAACATAGATACTTGATAAAAAGCCCCATCATTGTCAGCTTCTTTCTTAAAACTAACATGGCAGTGCTTAGTGTGTTTGTTAGCCCCTGTGTACTTTCTCCAACGCCAGTTGAGGACTTTGGAGCAGATCTGTCCATCAAAAATGATGTAACTAATACGCTTTTCTGATTTAGACTTGCAAGCGACACGAAGCTGATCTGCAAGATCTGGCATGATGTCTGGCTTCGATCCCTTAAAGAGATCACGATCGATGTCGATGGCACGAACCCAACCATTAGCATCAGGGTTATGATCTGATACACGATGAGCGTGTCGGGTATCACCAATCCAACCATCCGATGTGCGGTCACGATCTGGGAACGAGTCATCGATCTGCTCCCTTAATTGTGATGCAGCTTTAGATAATCTTGGTTTCACTTAGAATCCGAGAGACCTTAAATCATCAAGGTCTAAACCAAGTGCAGTCAATTTTGCAAGTGCTGATTCTTTGGCTGCTTTTGCTTCTTCTTGCTTTTTGGCTATCTCTTTTGCTTCAGCAAGATCATTCTCGTATTGTGCCAATTCCTCAGCGTTCATTTCGCGTTCAATGATTTCGCCTGTTTCAACATTGTGTTCTTTCACCATTAGTGTCATGTTATTTCACTCCATAAAGTGTGTATGTGCCTGTTGAATAAGTGCCACCGCCAGGATTGGCGCGTAATCTAGTAATTGCAGCTGTGCTTTTAACTGTTGCATAAGTGAAATCTGTTGAAATGTTTGGTCCTGCGTAAGTGCTAACAAATTGGCAAGTGACATGTTTCCAAGAAGTTGTATTTGCATAATCATAAACTGTAATTCGTAAAGCACTTCCAGTTTGTGCAGCAATCATGGTGTTATAAAATGGTGAAATTGAACCGCGCGCGCTTCCGCCATCTGTTTGGAAAGTTGCGTTACTAAGGTCTAAAACATTCATTGTGTAATCGCTGACTGTGTTTGCCAATACTGAAAAACTTGTGACTGATGCTGAATAAGTCATACCGCGTAGAATTAAAACAAGGTCATTATAAGAACCAGAAATTGAACTTAAATCTAAACTTGATCCGCTTAATGAGCCACTTGCGAGAGATGTCATTCCACCACCACTTGCGGGGGTTGCCCATTTTAATCCTGTTGCTGTTGTTGAATCAGCTGTAAGGACTGTGTCGTTTGCACCTACCGCTAAGCGTGATGCTGTATCTGCTGCTGTTGCAGCGATGATGTCACCCTTTGCATCAAAGATGGTTGCTGGGATTCCTGTGGCATCTGTGACCCATGAAAAGTCCATGTCTGTGTTAGATGCCTTAGCAAGCACTTGACCAGAAGTACCACCTTTAAGATCGAGCAGTGAAGCATCGATTGCATCGCCTAGACCCTCGATGGCAGTTGCGCCATTCTTGACTAGGTCGGTACTGGTCGGTACAGGCCAGCCGAAGTTAGGGGTTGTTGTTGCCATTAGGTTAGAGCTCCGATCGCTTTAGACCACTGTAGTGTACCATTTACGCCACTCCAGATGGTGTTAGTTGGAATTACTGTTGCCCATGTTGGGGCAATAAGTGAGAAGTCTGTAGGTGAGACATAAATAGTGATGTCCACAAAGGTTGGAGTGGCTCTCATAGAGATACCCTCTACAAAGCCTGAGAAGTACCCCTCGAACATGTTAAAGGGTAGATTAGTAATAACTACTGGCTCGCCAAAAAAGAGGTTGATAAGGTCATCTCTAAGCGCATCTGGCATAAGAGGATTGTCAAGTCTAAAAGTAATCTGGTCGAGTTGAGTTCTAGGTGTAGCGCGTAACGCTAGATCCCGACTGACAATGTCTGTGATGTCTGCCAGATAGCGGATGTTAGAGTCAAAAGATCGCTGGTAGCGTCCATAAGTGGCAATTGATGGATCATCTGTGGCTGAGTATGTGCTGCCGTAGTCGTTGCCATAGCGCACAATTTCGCTGTTGCGGATCTTGCCGATTTGTAGGATTGACTTAACACTGGCTGGAGCAGCGTAATTGCCGTCTAACTCAGTTGAGCCATTAGCTGCCAAGTAAGTGCTTCTATGATCCGCGTCTGCATATGAGACTCGCCCCTGCTTGTCCTCGTAGAGCGTACCGAGTGCGCTGTCTGCTATCTGCTGGACTAAGGTTTGTGGGTTGCGATCCGCTGCGCTGAGATTATACATCGGATATAGACCAGTATCGATCTCACCCAGTCCGACATTCTCAGCATTAGCCCATGTAGTAGTTGAATCGTAATCAACCCATTCAAGAGTAGGTGCTACTTCTTGCCATTGATTGACGAGAAGATCTGAAAGGATAGTTGAGATCTGAACGCCATCTAAGTCATGGGCTACAGCAGCTGTGTAAATGGCTTTAGGCAGTTTAGCCAATGCACCGACTGCAAGGATTGTGCCAATAGTGACAAAGCCTGTTTCCTCTGGGCTTCTGACAGATGTCGTAAAGTCTGAGACTGTGCCACCGAATACAGGCACATATGTGCCACCACTGTCTTTAAGTTCTAGAGTCAAAGAATCTGTAACATCAATGTCAAAGAGGGCATTGGTTGAATTGACAATATCCATCCGAGCATATCCTGCTTGACATTGGCGATCGATATCGATGCGACCAGTAGTGACACTAACAGCGGTTACATTGGTATAGACAGTAGTGCCTACAGTAATACGCCATTCTGGAAGCCATGTCATACTGCAAGAAGTCCTGTTGCGCTTGTGCCACGCTGGTAAGACTGACGGACAACATCTTCCACAGCTCTAGCAATAGCCTCTGGATCACCGATTCCAGTATTGACTGTAATGTTCACACCTTGAGGCACTTGTCTGCCCGATCCATTGTTCCCAAGTCCTGCTCCAGATGGAGTAAAAATCTCAGGTGAGGTAGTTGGAATCTTTGCCCCTACAAAAGGTTCGTAACCGCCTAGTTGCGCTTGCTGATCTTCTGTCAAAGAATTAAAGAAGTCAGTTGCAGTCACGCTTGCTGGCAATTTAGCAGTAATAGCAGCTACTTTTGTTGGTGTTGAATATGCTCCACCACCGGAACTTGGTGTTGTCACTGTAGGTGTCGTTATTGTAGGTGTTTTAACCTGAGCCAATAAAGCGAGCATTTCTTTAATTTTTGCCAAAGCTGCATCAAGATTAGACTGATTGATTAAATCTTTAGGTGTAAGCGTTTCAAGGATTGATTTGATATCTGCAAGTTTTACACTTTGCATGCTCAATGCCCCAAGGACTTTGAGATCTGCATTGAGTTTATTGGTTGCAGCGATGATGGCTGCTTCATCCTTAGCAGCGATAGCATCTTCTAGGGCAAGGATTGACTGCTTTACATTAAGACGAGCAGTATCATTGGCAATTTGTAAAATCTGAGATGCATTGGTTGCCTTGCCTAATTGCTCCGCTTGAGATGTAAGAGCTGCTGCAATCTGGATCTTGTCCATGTCAAAGATTTCGCTGCCCTTGTTAAGAGCAAGACTAGCCTTATCGATTGCTGCTTGTAATCGCTTATCCTTGAGAATCTTTGCCTGATTAGCGGCTTGAACCCCTGTAAGTCTAGCCAGTGCAGCTGCATTCTTTTTAGCAATTGCATCTGCACGCTGGGTATCCTGTGAGGATACAGTCATCGAGATGTTGCCAAAACCCTTGCCATCACCGAATAAACCGCCAGATGGTGCAAAGAAACTAGGATTCTTAAAGATGTCCTTAGTGATCTGGATAAACTTTCCAGTCTCGCGCAAGAAGCCAGCTATTGATTCAGCTGCTCGATCAATCTTACTGATTAAGTCATCGATTGAAGATGAGTTAGATGCAGTCACAAAAGCATCGACTAAACCCTTGCCAATAGTTTCTTTAGCATTGTTTCCTGCAACACTTAGTCTAGCCAGTGAACCTGCATAGGTATCAGCTGCTTCTGTAGCCTGACCTGCAAAGAGTGTCGATAGGCGCGCTTGGATCTCCTCGAATGATGAGGATGTGAGCTCTGCCTTTGTAAGTCCTACACCTAAGCGACCTAATGCCTGAGTCTGCCCCAGATATGCTTTCTGGAGCGATTGGCTCACTTGAGTCAAGCTCTTACCTGTGCCCGCTGCAATATCTAAGGCAAGTCCTAGCAATTCCTGAGACTTAGTAACATCGCCTGTAGCACGCAATAAGCGATCCATGGCTGGACGAAGTTCATCATCAAGCACGCCAGTCTGTAATTCTAGGCGAGAGATAAAGCCATTAACTGTGGCTGCATTTGAGCCATAGGCAAGCCCTAGATTCTTAAGAGTCTGACCTAATGCTCTGGCTGCTTTGTCATCTTCTGCAAAAGCCTTAACAGATGCTTTACCAAAAGAGATAATTGCAGCTGTACCAAGTGCCAAGCCAAGATTTCGAGTAAGGCTCTTAGTGCTTTTGTTTAATTTAGTAATCGCTGTGTCGGCTTGCTTAAAACCTTTGCCATCGAGTTTCGAGCCAATGTTAATATCTATAGCCATTAGGCAGCCTTACTAAAGGTAGTAGTTTTAGATCTGTCATAAAACTTGCGCTCTGCTTTGTCGATCGCTTTGATTGCTGCGCCATAAGCCTTGCCCTGATCTTGCGCCCATGCTTTAAGAATCAAGCGTCCTCGACCTTTTAAGCTGTTAGTCAATGGTGGAAGATTCTCAATGAACTTAGTTCCAGCATTAGGGTTATTAGATCGGCTTACTTTTTTAGAAGTGCCACCTGCTTTAGGGCCGACCCAAGGTTGCCCTTGTCCATTATTAGCTCTACCTGCTGTTTCATAGATTGCACCGGCAACAGACTTATTAAAGATTGTGGCATTAGAAGTAAAGCCAGACTTGGTAGTTCTGCCCTGCTTTGTAGTAAAGCCAATGCCAGCACGAATAGTGCCAGCGTTATAGATAGGAAACTTAGCCTCGGAGAATGAGCGACCAGCCCAACCAGACATAGGGGAATCAGAAGGTACAAAACCCCTAGCCTTTTTAGCAATAGGAGCTAGTGCAATTCTGAGTTCTTTGTTCAATTCTTTGTTTAGATCTGGAGCGAACTGGCGGATAGCCTTGCGAGTCTGCTTAACGCCTTCTACTTTTACTCGCATTGCTCACCTCTTTCGCTTCATCTTTTAGCCCTTGCACTAATGCATCGAGCATGGTCTTATCTAGATCCAATAACTGCTGTGGCGAGATCCCTAACCTAATGCTCAAGCGAGCGATTAAGTAGGTGAATGGGAGATCTCGCTTTAAGCTAAAGGGTCTGAGTCTAAAACCTCAACACTCTTAAGTGTCTCGATAAACTCAATCCCAAAAGGCTTAACAGATTCACCTGATCTGCGTGTGACTTCCCATGCTAACCAATAGACATCCGATTGCTTTTCCTCATCGCGGAAAGCCTTGTGGAAACCCTTTTTAGCGTATTGCTCGAACGAGTACTCCACTGCTGGAGTGATCTCGCCTTCTAATACGCTTCCATCTTGTCGAACTATCTTTAGTTTTGCCATGGTTTGCCCCTTTTTTAGTTTCTTAGAATGTGCCTGTTGTTGTTACTGCAACAGTTGAGTTAGCAGTAAATGTAATTGACTGTGTGCCAATATCACCAACTGCGCCATTGATGTCAGTAGTGTTATTTACTAGCAATGATACAGTATAGAGAGGATTAGTAGCCGAAACTGCTGTTCCCTTTGTCTGTAGGAATACAGCTGTGACTGTAGTTCCCCAGGCTGCTTGTAATGTTGCCAATACATTTGCAGATGCTGTGTCATTTAGGAAGTCGATTGTCACTGTTGATGACTCTAGACCTTTTACGAACTTGTGTGAGGAATCCAAACTGTTACCACTCTTTCGAGCGAGTAAGTCATTTCTGCTTACTTCTGCATCTTTACCATTGATGCAGTTCAGACTATATCTTCATCCTATTTCTAGGAGCTGCGCGTGTAGTCGTTACGGACTCTCTGCTTTCGCAGGTTGCCTCGGTATTAACTCTTTATATTTGGGAGCCTTCACCGATATAGCGCAGTAATTTTCATCGCTGCTTACGCTGCGAGTGGGCAATCCTGTCTACCCATAGCGGTTACCTCAAGTTCATCAAACACGCGGTTGATTGTAACCGCTGTGACATGGTCGCTTAGATCAACGGAATTGATCTTCACGCCCACATTGTTATTTAGAAATACAGCCATGAGATTATTCCTCGTCTTTCTTTGTAGGTGATGGCTTTGCTGCTGTTGGTGCTACCTGTCCGATCTTGATCAGAAAGGCTTCGTTTTCTTTTTCCCAATCGGACATGATTTAACTCCAACTCGTTAGGATTGATACTGACATCTCGCAGCTGAGTAGGTCACCCGAAGCAGCGTTGAGAATACTTGGTGCGCTTATTGCGCTTACATTATAGGTCAAAGATGATGCTGCGAGCTTTGCGAACACGCCACAGACTGTGTCCTCGATTCCGTTAAGGTTTCCCTCATTGTCAAAAAGTGGCACTGTCATGATGATCTTGAAGTTAGCCATTGGGCTAATGGTGATGTGTTGATTATTGCTTGGTGTCAGATAAGGATCATCTGGAGACACGATTACAGAGTTGGCAAGGACTGTGCTTGGTGGAAAGGCAAAAGTCTGCCATTTAGCGTTATCGACTAGGGCGGTTGCTAATGTAGTTCTAAGAGTAGTGATGGCAACAGGCATTATCCCACCATCGAATTAGGGCTTAGCGCATGTGCGATCAATCCTCGCACCTTAGCGAGAAGCTGTGCGCTCATTCGGTAAGGGCTTGGCTGGAAATCGACAGCGTTACTGCCTGAAAGGGTGGCTGTACGCGCTTGCCAGATCTCAACAGATATCATCAAAGCTGCTTGCTGGATTGCTGTATCGGTTGAATAATCAGTTGCTGAACCTGATACAGTGCCAAAAGGTTGTACTGCATGAATGCTTTGATCTGCTCCAGTTGCAGCATAAGAAAGCGAATTAACACCAATTGCGGTGATTATCTTTGTGCCGTTATAAGGGCTTCCATTTTTTGTGATCGTTACGCTTTGACCGACATAGAAATACTTAGAAATACTTTCATTGAAATAAAGAGTTGCCACATTATCTGTGAGACTTTGATGAGTATTGTAAAGCTCATTCTGCCAAAGCATAGGCAGTAGGACTACATCCGTTGCATCACAGACTTCTTGAAGGGTTGCGTCTGGATACAAAGTACCGACTCCGAGTGTTGCGCGGAGTTCTGTGACTGTTGTAAGTGCCATGTGCAATCCTTTCTAAAGACTCTGAGGGGTAGAGGGCTACTACCCCTCAGAGCGACTTAAATGGGCTTACGCCTTGTTGTTCTTGAACGCACCAGCTCCGACCTTAGTCGCAATCGCGCCAAAGCCGTAGTAGCCGATTGTTACCTGTCCCGCTGCTGTTGATTCTGCGCGCAAGCGGTAGGTAGGGCTTTCATACCATGTGTATGCATCTGGGTTCACGATAAGAATTGTTCCATCGCCATCGCCAGCGTTTGTTGGATCAACATATAGATTGAGTCCTGCAACATTGCCTGTCAATGATGTTGGTGCTACTTGACCACCAGCGTTCATTGGCTGTGATGCTGTGTAAATTGGGCGTCCTGCATCGTTTAGAGACATGATGTTTGACCATTGTCCTGTTGATACAACCATGTTGCGTGCGAATGGGTTAGGTAGTCCTGCTGTTGCAGCATAGACAGAAGCTGAACCACGAGCAACAATACCAAGCAACTCTGCAGCTGTTGGGTATGTAACTGTTGTTGTTGCATCTGCTGTTGCACCTGCAATAAGAGCAGCGTTCACTGCTGCGTTTGTTGCCTTTGCGTAAGCTGCTGCCATGTTGCGAACTAGCTCATCAAAGAATGCTGGAGATGTACGATCTAGAAGCTCGACAGAGAATGTCTGCTGTCCTGCGTACTTCTTAACTGATACTGATAGGAATGCTGCATTCTGATCTGTGTCTGAGAATGCTGCGCCTTCTGCTGTGTCTGCAACTGTTGGCATCTGTGTGATCTTTGGGATCTCAAAAGTCATACCTGCATCTGGCAATACTCCGCGAGAGATTGCATCGATTGAAGGACGGATTGTTGTGCCAAGTGGGTTGATGATTTCTGACAACTGGCGTGTTGGTACAAGACCAGCGTTGTCTGTTGTGTCATCTGCTGCGCGTAGGTATTGACGAGCATCCTCATCGCCTAGTGCTGCGCGGATTGTGTTCTCTGCATACTTAGCTGCTGTGATTTCAATGCGTGGCTTTGAGTATGACATTGCTGTTACAGTTGGGCGAGCAGCTTCGACCGCTGGTGCTTCAACTGGTGTTGCTTCGACTGCTGGAGTGGTGTTTTCCACGGTGGCTGTCTCGCTTTCTGTTGGTTGGGTTGATTCTTCTACAGCAGATTCTTCTGCTGCAATATCAGTAACCTGAGCAGACTTGAATGCTGGCTCTGTTACTAAACTTACTTCGACCAAGCGAGCAGCAGAAACATATGTAATGCCGTCCTTGATCTTTGACTTGAGAACTTCTGCACCGATTGACAGACCGCTCTGCAATCCTTCTTCTGCAAGGATGAGAGCCTCTGTACCGCGCTGTGAGCGACTAATAGAGAATACTGCGTGGATTGCATCTTCTGATTCGCTGAAAGTTACTCCGCGTCCGAGAGGCTTCTTAATGTCATGCTGATTTAGCAGCTTGATTGACTTAGGATCTGGAATCTCAATTGATCCAGAGGCAAAGATTACCTTGCCCATATTTGTCGATCCTGCTTCAACATTGAGAGGCACAATCTTGCCTGAGATTGTGCGACTTGCTGAGTCTGCTGTTAGATCAGCTGAAAAGGTAACTACTTGGTTCATTCTAGACCATTGCTTCCGTTAGGTGTTAGATCTGTCATTTCCATAGCCTGTTCCTGGGTAACCAGATTAAGGGCTAGGAGTTTTTCAATTACTGCAAGCTCTTGCAGTGGGTCAGTACGCAAGAAGTTCTTATCGATATCGAACTTAACAACATTACCGCGAGCAGTAATGTCATCCATTGATAAGCGATCTTCAATTGCTGTAATGAAAGGCTGTAAAGATAGCGTTAAGAATTGCTTGCGCTCATCATTTACATTCTGGTATGTATAACTTGAGTTCTGATCTGCTGATACATAAATCGCTGGAACATTGCACAAGCGAGCAATCTCGGTTGCAAGATTCTGAATTGCCTCGTTGTACATCATGTCTTTAGGTGAGAATCCAACAGTCTTATAATCTAAAGTGCTTGTCAGATAAGCAGTAGAGTTATTCATGCGGGCTTTCTTCCATGCCGCTAATAATCCTTGAACTTCTGCCGGTGGTAGGTCAGCCCCTGAGTTCTGAATGAAACCAGTACTCATTGGAGTTGCTGCTGCAATCGCTGCTGATTTCTGTACATCGATAGCTGCACGAATTGTCTGGATGCCAGTGTTAAGGATTCCATCGCCAAGAGATTGGAATGTGACTAGAGATCCCAATCCGTCCATTGGTAATGTCATGCCATCGACTGCATAAGATTTCACATAGGTATTAGATGCATCAAGAGTTGCAGTAACGCGATGATTAGCAATCCACTCAAAACGAGAAGGGCGTCCGTCCTCAGAATAAACTTCGACCACTTTCCAGAAGGCTTGCCCATAAAACAGTAATGAATCAACAGTCCACGCAATTGTTACTGAACGTGGTTGTGAATATGAAGGTTGCTCTAACCATGCTGGTGAGCCAAGTTCTTCATTGGTCGATTTCTTGTAAAGCTCTAAAGGAATTGCTCCGATAGTGCCACAAAGTAAATTGCGACAACGCATCAATGCTGGAACAGAGATTGCTTCGCTTCTTCCAATAAATGCATACTGGAAAGGCATCGCATAAGGTGAGTACTCGCCAAGCACTTGAGGTGCTGACTGAGCTTGTAATTGTGGCTTAGGTTCTAGCCCGAATGTTTGCAATATGCGACCCATAGACATAAATGGTAGCACATGTCAAGTATTTGACATACCAATCTAGGTGTGTCTAGGTAAATATTTGTGGCTTAGCCACTGGAAGCATTAACTTGCTTACGACCATTGCCAGACCAATAGGAGCTGAGATATCTCCAGCACTCTTTCTCTTAATGATGCGCCAAGCCGAATCATTGACCTTGGCTGCACAGTTATTCATCTGCTGGATCAATTCTTCTTGCCCATTGTGAACCACTCGATGATTGACCAACCCTTCAAGCAAATCTCCACAGGCTTTGTAGAACTGCTGCCCTGAAACATCCTCAACCATGACTCCAGCATTGGCTAAGCGATCTGCAATCGTCTGGGTCGCGTACTTGTCATAAGTTACAAGCCTTGGCTTATAGATATCGCACCAAGCCTTAATAGAAGCTGCCATCTTTAACTCATCGATGGCAACCTGAGAGCTGTAAGTCTCCAAGATTCCAATGCCAATCCTCCCATCTGGGAGTAGTTGTCCTGCGACCAATGATCCGTTCCTGCGTGAAGGACTGACATCGAAACCGAATACAGTATAAGCCCCTGGGCTCATTTCTAGCGTGTTATCGGATGTATCTTCTAGGATTCCATGAGGCCAAGGACTGCTTAACGAATCAATCCACTGGCAAAGAGTCTCAGTACGCGTGTTTTCAATCGGTGAAGTAGCAATCGCTTCTTCAATCGCTTCTTCTGTGATGGTGTATCC